ACGGCCAGGGTTATTATGATCCAACTACCGGCGGTGGCGGCGGTGGTGTTGGAGTAAATGGTGTCGGTACTAGCGGTAACGCAGGTACACAAGGTGCTTCGGGTTCTTACACGTCAGACAAAAACGGTACAGGTGGATCTGGCGGCGCTAACGGTGGCGCTACAGGTGGAGAATTTGGAGGCGGTGGCGGCGGCTCATCAGGAGGAAACAGTAATGGTATACCAGACGATTTCGGAGCTTCTGGTTCAAGAGGAGTTATAAGAATAATTTGGGGAGCAGGATATTCTTATCCAAACAATGCTATCTGATAAATACAATATAGGAGATTAACATGGCTGATTTTTATGTAGGTAATGATACCGGAATGCTTGCAGATTCACTAGGCGGCGCTAGATATTTTTATGGACTTCGTCGAGATCCGGACGGGTATCTGCACTTTGCAAAAGTTGATCAGTTAAATGTTACTGACGGCATTCAAATAAACAACGTAGGCGATGACCCGAGTCAGGATTATCCAGGATTTACGCCTGGGCAAGATTTTTTTGAAGGTAGAGATACCTATCATAATCTTGTATATAGAAATTTAAACTACGAGCAATTCCGTTGGGATGATAGGAATGTTTACTATTATATAAATGATGATGGTGAATTTGTTGTTAGAATTAACCAAGGGTATACTTACTCAGACGATGTATAATTAGGAAAAAAAATGGCAGAATTTAATATATCACGATTTAAATACATTTGGAAAGGTCCCTGGGCCAACGGAACGTCATTTAGTCAAGACGATATTGCAGTTGTAGGCGGTAAAATTTATGTTTGTTTAATTGGACATATTTCATCGTTATCTTCTTTTGACGACGATTTAAATGCAGTTGATCTGTACAGCAATCCCGAACCTAGATGGGTACTAATGGCAGAAGGCCAAAGATTTAGAGGTACATGGGCAGCAAATACAAAGTACGAAACTAGTGAAGTTATTAAATACGGAGCTACTATATATAAGTGTATAACAGGTCATACAAGTGCAGCACTAAGTACATCCGGAGTTGCAGCAGATATAGAAAAATGGGAGTTTCTTGCAAAAACATCGCAATGGCGTAATAGCTGGGCTGTAACACGTAGTTATTTTGTAGGAGATGTAGTTACATATAATGGTTATACATATAATTGTATAACAGAACACACGTCGAGGTCAACCTCAGACGGTCTTGAAGCAGATCAAGAAAAATGGGAGCTAATAAATCCTTCAGATAATTTTAGAACCTCTTGGGGAATAAGTAACAGATTTACAAAAGGAGATGTAGTTACATACGGCGGTAGAATATATCGTTGTATAACAGGGCATACATCAACGGCAAACGAGTTACTCGGTCTACCTATTGATTCTTCGAATTGGGAATTAGTTATAGATAGTACACGTTATGCAGGCGTTTGGTCGAATAGTACTTTGTATTTGCCAAACGATATTGTAAAATGGAACAATAGTTTATATATTACATCTATAGTTCAACAAACCGTAGCATTTACTCCTGGAAACTGGACATTATACATACCAGGCACAGGTTATGAAGCACTATATAATGAAACAACATCTTATCAAATAGGCGATATGGTACTATATGGCGGATACACTTATAGTAGTATTACTAATTTAAACATAGGAAATTTCCCAGCAGTTGATAGTGCATTTTGGGATGTAATATCGACAAGTTATAATTTTAGAGGTCAATGGACTGAAGATACAAGATACGCTACAGGTGATGTAGTTAGAGACGGGGGAGACATATATGTTGCAACCCAAGATACTTCTTCGTACCCAATTGAAGAGCCGTCAACAACAACTTATGAAGTTACTGTAGCAGAATCTTCAGGTTCTAATAAATATTTTCTAAATGGTGTGTTAGCACCTAATCTATTTTTAGTAATCGGAAATACATATATAATTAACCAATCAGACAGTACTAATAATACACATCCTATGTATTTTAGTACAAAAGAGAATGGACATCATGTTGAAGGAAATTATAATTATGTAGTAGGGCCAGTGTATAAATTAGATAATATAGAAGTAACTCCAGAATTATATATATCTGGTTTTAGTTCCGCTAATGTAAGAACAATTGAACTTCAACCTCAATCTAACTGGAATACACTGTATCCTGTCTGTGCAAATCATAGTGGAATGTATAACTTTAGTAAAGCAATAGTAACAAATGATAGTGCTAGTTGGGATAAAATTATTACAGGTGTTGCATGGAAAGGACCATGGAATTTAGCAACAAGATATGCATTAGGTGATGTTGCAACATATGCAGGTACAGCATACGTCTGTATTCAAGGCCATCAAAGCGACGATAGTACATTAGTTAGACCTGATTTAGATGCTGATAATAGCTATTGGAATATATTAATTCAAGGTAGTGCTACAAACGTACTAGTTAATGTCGGTGATTTAAAATATAGAAATTTATCCAGTGATAGTAATTTTGCAATAGGCACAGCAGGTAATACTTTAAAAGTTGGAGCAGCATCGCCGATTGAATGGGCACAATTTCAAAATGTGCCAAAAGTGTACTATGTTAGCTTATTAGGAAACAATACAACACAAAATGGTAGTGAAGGTGCACCTTTTAGAACTATCAAGTATGCATGTGAGTACATTGCAGCTGATCTTCCAGGACGAGCACCTGCTACTATTTTTGTTAAAACTGGAACATATGAAGAAGAATTACCTATTATAGTTCCAAGAGAAGTTGCAATTATAGGCGACGAATTAAGAAGTGTTAATGTTAAACCAGCCGCAAGTTATGAAACAGCAAACATGTTTTATATGAATAACGGAAGTGGAATGCGTAATATGACATTTTCAGGTCTAAATGGAACACTTGGTGATTTAAACGATTATTTAACAAGACGCCCAAGTGCTGGTTCATATGTATCACTCGATCCTGGTGAAGGACCAGATGATACATCAGTTTGGATTGAAAATAAATCACCATATGTACAAAATTGTAGTTCTTTTGGCACAGGATGTGTTGGAATGAAAATTGATGGAAATTTACATAACGGTGGATATCGATCAATGGTAGCTAACGACTTTACACAGATTTTAAGTGACGGCATTGGGTATTGGGCAGATGGACAAGGTAGATCAGAACTTGTGTCTGTGTTTACATATTATTGTCATATAGGATATCTTGCTACTGATGGTGGCAAACTTAGAGCAACTAACGGAAACAACTCTTACGGAGACTTTGGATCAGTTGCTGAAGGAGTAAATCCAGAAGAACTGCCTATTACTGCTACTTTAAATAACAGATCTAGTGAAGCAGTAGTTAAAGAAACATATACAGATGCAGATGGAAAAATTGTTGGTGTAGGATTTTCTCATGCAGGACAAGAATATACAGAAGCACTTTATACTATTACAGGATCAGGAATTGCAGGATCTTTACAAAATCAAAAAACAAGATATAAAAGTATAGCAGAAATACGAATCAAAGAAAGCGACGATTCAAGTAACATAGGCGGCGCAGATTTTAGAAAAATTGAAAACAATGCACAGTTTGGCAGCTTAACAAGTATAACATTGTCCGCATCTGATTTAGCAGAAGATAATAGTTATGTTGGAATGAATCTTTTTATTAAAGCCGGACTTGGCGTAGGTCAATGGGGGAAAATAAGTGCATATGACCCTAGTACAAAAATAGCAACTATAGAAAATATGTGGGGACAGACAGGATGGAATACATTAGTTTCCGGTAATGCACTTGCAACAACATTAGATGGTACATCTAGATATGTAATTGAACCTTCATTTAACATCGATGATCCAGCTTACAATTCATTTGCTCAAGCTTCAGGAAGTTTTAAAGAATTAGGTAGTGCAGCATCAAATGGTTCGATAAATGTTATTACTACTATAGGATCAAATGTTGTTGCATATTCTAATAATGGAACAACATGGGTTAATACAACATTGCCATCTAGTGCAGATTGGCAATCATTAGTTTGGACAGGAATTAAATTTATAGCATTTGCAACCTCAGGCAGTGTAGCAGAATCATCCGACGGAATAAATTGGGCATCATCAACAGAAGTTCCAGCATTAAATTATCAAGATGTAGAAGTATATGGAGCTACTGTAATAGCAGTAGCTACAGGAACACAAAATATAGCAGTATCAACTGACAGCGGTGTATCTTGGACTCAAAGTAATACTGGTAAAGCAGGAGGATTTAGTTTTATCGGTTATGATAGTAATAGATGGATTGCTATAGATACTACTGGGATTGCTTACGAATCTATCGACAACGGAACATCATTTACTCCTATTGCAGGAGGAAGCATTTTATCAACTTTATCAGGATATGAAATTACAGATTTTGCTGGCGGCGAAGGAGCATTTGTTGCATGTGCAAGAGATATAGGCGGCACTCTTGCAAGTTTACCTCTGTATGCTCGTAATGTGTATAATGAATCTATACAATTTACAATCGGTAATCATTTTAAAGGAGCCCAAGCTGATCCAAATGCTATTAGTGTTGGTTCTTGGAAAATAGATATTAATAATGGATTGTTTCTAGCAGTAGCTAATAATGGTGTTTTAAACGTTAGTCAAGATGCCATTAACTGGAGAGCAATTACTCCAATTGGCGGACAAACTTGGTCAAAATTAAAATATATTGAATATACAAGTGATGACATTTCATATAGTTCTTGGATATTAATTAATAGTACAAGTTCGTCTAACGTACAATTTTTAGAATACGGTGCTAGGGCTGTTGCAAGACCTGACATTATATCTGGTAGAGTTGACTCTTTTATTATAGTCGATCCAGGTAGCGGATATACTAATTCTCCTGTAGGACAGTTAATTGATAGCCTAGCTGCAACTGATGCCCAGTTTGATATTAGAATACAGTCAGGTGTCTTAGGACAACCGAGTATATTAGATCCAGGTTCCTTATATTTTAAAACAATTATAGAAATCAACGGTGACGGGTATGCTGATATATATCCAGTAGGCGGAATTATTCAAGTTAGTAATTTATTAAGAAGCCCTGGACCAGGTGACTCTATAACATTTACAGGTCTTAATAAACAATTTTATGTACAAAAAATTGAAAATTTACAAGGTACTGAACCTTCTCTTTCAGCACAATTGCAAATTACTCCGCCATTGGATATCAATGAAGCACCAATACATGATACATTTATTAATATACGTCAAAACTTTAGTCAAATACGATTGACAGGACATGATTTTCTCGACATTGGTTCGGGTAATTTTATAGAAACTGCATATCCATCTAGGTATACTGAAGGATACACATCAGAAAATGATCCAAAACAAAACCAAGAAACAGCTGGTTCTGGCGGCGGCCGAGTATTTTATACAAGTACTGACCAAGATGGTAACTTTAGAGTTGGTGAGTTATTTAAGGTTGATCAAGCTACCGGTACAGTTACAATAAGTGCATCGCAATTTGATTTATCAGGTTTAGATGAATTAAGAATTGGCGGTATTGTGTTAGGCGGTACAAATGCTGTAGTAAGAGAATTTAGTACAGATCCTACATTTAGTGATAACAGCGATAATGTTGTGCCTACACAGAAAGCAATTGGTGCATATATTACAAGTCGTATTTCAAGCGGTGGTTCAGTAGTTAATGCAAACGCATTACTTACGAGTCAATTACAATTTGATATTACTGGAATTAATTTAAATAATAACGCCACAGCAACAAATATAAATTTTGATGCTTCGGTTAATCTTCAAAGTTATTCAGGACTTTACATCATGAGTCAACTTTTTACAGCTCCATAATGTTTTATATGGATAAATAATATTAGCAACGCCTAAAGGGGAGAGTGAACCGAAATGGCCGAATTTAAACTTGGTAGAATCAGATTTATCTGGAAAGGTACTTGGACCACAGGTACTCAATATGTCCGCGACGACATTGTGTCTTACGGCGGTAAAACATTTATTGCAATTCTTGCACATACTTCACAAGCTGATTTAGAAACAGATCTTAATGATGTACAACCTAAATGGGAACAATTTGGTGACGGATTAGCTTGGCGCGGCGCTTGGGCTGTTGCAACATATTATAAAGTAAATGACATTGTTAAAAACGGCGGCTTCTTGTATATATGTAACACAGGACATACATCTAATGCCGATGCGTTAGTGGGTCTTGAAGGTAATATTGCAAATTGGGATTTGTTTGCTGAAGGACTAAACTATGCAGGTGCTTGGAGCACAAATACCAAATATAAAGTTAATGATATTGTAAAATATGGAACAGCTACTTACATATGTCAAACAGCACATACTAGTGCGGCAACTGTTGTTGATGGATTAGAATTAGATCAAGTATCATGGAATCTATTTTCTGAAGGGCTATCTTGGAAAGGCAATTGGTCAACAAGTACTAGATATAAAAATTATGATATTGTAAACTATTTTGGAAGAATCTATTTTTGTGCAACTGGTCACACTTCGACAGCTACAGATGCAGACGGATTAGAAACAGACATATTAAATTGGAATCTATTATATGATGGCACTAACTATAGGGCAAATTGGGCACCATCTACAAGATACACAGTTAACGACATCGTTAAAAACGGTCCGAGCTTATATATTTCAATTGCCGAACATACTTCAACATCAACTTTTGCTTCAGATACTTCTAATTGGAATGTTTATTTACCTGGTTTAGAATTTGAAGACACTTGGAGTAACAGTACAACTTATCAACCAGGTGATATTGTAACATATGGTGGTTATACATATATTTCTAAAACAGATCATAGTAATTCTGTTCCTTCAACTTCCCCTACTGACTGGGATCTTTTTATAACTGGTTTTAATTTACAAGGTGATTGGTCTAATGTTACAGCATATAAAGTTGGAGATGTAGTAAGATTAAACGGATATACATATGTATGTAATGCAGATAACACAGCAAATACTCCGCCTAACGTAAGTTATTGGGATAAACTTAATGAAGGATTTTCTTGGCAAGCTACTTGGACAGATGCATCAACTTATGCTTTAGGTGATGTTGTTAGTTATAGTAACAATGCATATATATGCATGTTAGCACATACAGCAGATGATGCTTCAAACAGACCAGATTTAGACACATTAGGTACATATTGGAATATTGTAAGTGCAACTGCTGAAGAAAATTCATTAACTACTGACGGCGACATACTTTATTTTGCAGGATCTGGTCCAGCTAGATTACCTATCGGATCTCCAGGGCAAGTTTTAGCTGTTAACTCTTCTGCTACTGCACCGGAATGGATTGACTTTGGTTTTGTAAATAATGTATTTTATGTTTCACCAAGCGGAGTTAATGCATCTGGTTACGGAACTACTTTAGATAGACCGTTTTTAACTGTAAAATATTGCATGGACTATATTTTACAGTCAACACAGCGTCATAATGCAAAGGCATTATTAGATGCAAACATAGATTTTATTGCTGCAGAAGTTGTTGAATGGACTGATTATCAAATTGCAAATGCTATTGCACCATTTACAGGCGGATTTACATATGATAAAGCTCTGTGCTTACGTGATATGAAAAAGATTGTAAAAGCAGTAGGATATGATATATCACATGGCGGAAATGTTGAAACAAGAAAAACAGCACAATCATATTTTACCGAAGCAGGTGCAAGTTATATCACCGGACAAGAAACTGAAACAGTAGCATCTATAAATTATAGTTTAGAAGTTGTTGATGCAGTGTTAAGTAATGTTGCTCCGGCTACAAACTATCAAACTGAAAACAGTGTTGTAACACCTGTCACACAAACAATTGATGGCACTAAAACAGAAGAAGCAGATGCAGAAGCAACTTATGATACGTTAGTAGGACTTATTACAGCTTCAATTACTGCTGGTAATTTAAATAGTTTACCTGCAGAACAAGTTGTAAATACAACAGTGTTTATTAAAACAGGTGAATATTTAGAAACATTACCTATATCAATACCTGCACATACTGCACTTGTAGGTGACGAACTACGTTCAGTTAGAATTAAACCAGACACAGGTTTTGAAACATCAAACATGTTTTATGTACGTAACGGCTGTGGTATAAGAAATGTTTCTCTTTCTGGACTAAATGGTACACTAACTGGAGCAAATTCATATGGAACTAGTCGTCCGACTGCTGGTGCGTATGTATCATTAGACCCAGGCGAAGACTCAACAGATAGGTTAGCATGGATACATAGTAAATCACCATATATTCAAAATGTATCAACATTTGGCAACGGGTGCATTGGATTAAAAGTTGACGGTGCATTACATGACGGCGGAAACGACAGTATTGTTGCTAACGACTTTACACAAATTTTAAGTGACGGTATCGGTTACTGGGTTACAAACTTAGGTAGATCAGAACTTGTTAGTGTGTTTACATACTATAACCATATTGGTTACCTAGCAGAAGACGGTGGTAAGATTCGTGCTACAAATGGTAACAACTCTTACGGAGACTTTGGATCAGTTGCTGAAGGTATTGATTCAACAGAAACTCCAAATACAAGTACAGTTAATAACTATTATGCTGAAGCAATTATAGCAAATACAATCACAGATGGTGATCGAGTATTAGCATTAGAATATGCAAATGCTGGTGTATCATATACAACTGCAACTTATACATTTATTGGTGAGGGCATTGATGCTGCGGTAGGTACTGTAAATGTAAATGATGGCGGCATTTTTGAAATTAGATTATTAAACACTGCTGGACAATATGGGGGCGAAGATTATCAAACATCAATTAATAATGCTCAAGCAGGTACAAGTACTACAATAAATTTATCAGCAACAGATACAGCTAATAGTTCAGATTATATTGGCATGGCAGTATATATAGAAGACGGTTTAGGCGTAGGACAATATGGATATATTGATACGTACAATGCTGGTACAAAACTTGCAACAATTAAGAAAATGAGTGACGATTCAAGCGGATGGGATCATCTTGTGCCCGGAACAGCAATCGAAACTACATTAGACCAAACATCTCAATACAAAGTCGAACCTAGGATAGTTATTGGTGATCCAGTATCTGGAACAACTGCAAGAGGTAGAGTAAAAGTTGCAAGCGGAAAAATATTTCAAATATCTTTATTTGAAACTGGATCAGGATACGATCCAATTAATCCACCAACAGTAACAATTACTGATCCAATTAATACTGTAGATGCTCCACTTGAAGTTAGAATAGGCGACGGTGTTTTGACTGCTCCGACATTTAGTAATCGAGGAACAGGTTATGAATCTTGTAGTACATCAATCGACGGCGACGGTTATGCTGATGTTAAACAAAGTGGTAAGTATCTATATGTAGAAGGATCAATAGAAGAACCTCTTCCAGGATCAAATGTACAAATTGCAGGCGATCCAACAATTTATAAACTTGTCGAAGTTTTTGAACTTACAGGATCTGGGCCGTATGCTGCTAGATTACAAGTAAGTCCAGATATTGAAGTAGATTTAGAACCAGCACACGCTGCGCAAGTAACATTAAGAATACGCTACTCACAGGTGCGATTAACAGGTCATGACTTCCTAGATATTGGTACAGGAAATTTTACAGAAACTAATTATCCAGGAATACCGAGCAATAGTCCTAACTCACAAAACGAAATTAAAGAAAATGGCGGAGGTCGAGTGTTCTATACATCAACTGACCAAGATGGTAACTTTAGAGTTGGTGACTTATTTACAGTTGAACAAGCAACAGGTACTGCTACACTAGATGCTGATAACTTTAGTGTTAGCGGACTACAAGAACTACAACTTGGTAGTGTTAGCTTAGGCGGAACAAGTGCTACAATTAGAGAATTTAGTACCGACGGTACTTTTGCAGCTGATAGTGATAATATTGTTCCAACACAACGAGCTATTAGAACGTATATTAATGCACAAATTGGTGGCGGTGGTGCTACTCTAAATGTTAATACTTTAATTGCAGGTAATATACAAATTACAGGAAATACTATTTCCACAACTGATAATTCTACAATTATTGTAGGAGCAACAACAAACTTCGCCCAAGGGGTATCTGGAACACCATTAGCGTTACAGTACTTTTTAAACGCATAGATAAAGGAAAGAAATATGGCATCGGGAAGATTAGGCGCAAACGATTTAAGCGCTTCAACAGACACAACACTATATACTGTGCCAGCACAGACATTTACTATTGCTAGTGTATCGTTTTGTAACAGAGGAAACCAAACTATAACAATTAGATTATCTGTTTCAGACGCAGACGTGCCTACAGCAAGCGAGTATATAGAGTATGAAACAGAAATACCTCCAAAAGGAGTTTTGGAGAGAACGGGCATTGCATTGGGTGCTGCCCAAAAGTTAGTTGTACGTGCAAACTCAGCTAACGTAAGTGCAGTGGGATTTGGTGTTGAAACACCATTACCTTCATCTTGATAAATACATGTAGTAAGGAATAGAAATGGCAAGATACATTACAACAACAGGTTCGGCAAGCACTACAGTACGTGCAATATCCGGAAACACAACCGCAGTAGCAAATGAACGTCTACTTATTGACACTTCGTCAGTAGCAGTTACAGTTACACTACCGAGTACAGCAACAACACTAATAAATGATACTATTCAATTTATTGATGTTGCTGGAAACTTTGGTACTAACAATTGTACATTAGCAAGAAACGGGCATAACATACACGGGTTAGCTGAAGATTTAGCATTAGATATCGGAAATAGTTCAGCTACATTAGTATATAGTGGCGCAACATATGGATGGGTCTTAGCAGGATCGTAATTTTAGGAAAATACAATGGCAAGTTTAAGCAGTTTAAAATCAGATCTAGCTCCACAAACTAACCCCGGGGTCAATAGTATAGTAATATCAAACGACACTAGGGGCGTTACCAATGGTGGTCGGTGTTGCTTATGGACTGTGCCAGACGGAGTAACACAAGTAACATTTGAATTATGGGGATCAGGAGCTGATGGCCCAGCAGCAAGATGTTGTCAAGCTCCGGTATATACAGGATCAGGCGGTATGTATGCAATGCGTACTGTAACAACACAAGCAGGCTGTACATATACGCTTTGTGCAGCAGGTAGCGGGTGTTGTCAAAGTAGCTGCGGCGGCTCAGCTGGACAAACTACATTTGTATCAGGATCAGGAATAGCAACAACATGCGCACCATCTGGTGAACCAGGTAGAACATCGTGTTTTACATTAGCTGTACCTACTTGCTGTTCTGGATGTGTTGTGTGTAAACAGACAGCTGGTGACTGGTGTATGCCGGGAATCAGAGGCACAACTCATTCAGAAGGAAGTTGTATGAACACACAAAAATGGATCATGGGAGGTGCTTATCAATTAGGTACTTTTAATGCTACAAGATCAACTTGCCTGAATACAACATATTGTAATGCTTGCTGCTTTGGATACGGACACTTTCCAGCAGGTCCTGGATCAAACGCTATAACATGTTCAGGAGTTTGCCGTTGTGGTACTCCAGGAATGGGCGGAGTAATTAGAGTGTCATTTGCATAAGGAAAGAAAAAATGCCAAACAATAATATCATAACTAAAGCATTTACATTTACTGCTCCAGATGAGCAATATAGCACATCTACTAGCAACAATGTAACAGTTAATGCAACTTATACAGGACCAGATAAATGGTATGTATTTGTAGACGAAACAACAGGAATACTATCACAAGGCATGTGGCCGACATTAACAGACGAAAACGACGGAGCAGATATAGGCACACCAGGTGGTGCTGTAAAGGTAATTGTAAACTCTAATGACGATCCAGTAATAGCATCTTTATTAGATATTAGCGGATATACACAACAAACTGCAAGAGAAACAGTATCTGAAACAATTACATTAGCCGATGACACTACAGCAACATATAGCTACGACTGGCCTCAAAATCCAGAAGAAATAATTGATCCTGAAACAGTGCGTTATGCAGACGGAGCGTGGACGTATAGTTTTAAAGAATCAGAATTTACTTGGGATCTGTTACGTGCAGCAAGAAATTCTGCTTTAGAAGGATCAGATAATATGATGGCTGAAGATATGCCATCTGCTTTAAAAGCAACGTGGGTAGCTTATAGAACAGCACTAAGAGCATTACCAACACAGTGGGCAGGAGTTGATCCGCATAAAGTAGTATTTCCTGAATCACCAGAAAACTCAGCATAATTATTTAAGGATTTAAAATGGCAGGTTTAAGAACATTACTAGAATTTGGCAGCGGCGGGGATGTACCTACTAACGGAACTATGACTGTTACACGAATACTTGCAAGTAGTCCATCAGCAGTAAATAACGGCGGCAGATGTTGTTTATGGACAGTGCCTGACAACGTTACATGGATAGGTGTTGAAGCCTGGGGCGGCGGCGGCTCTGGCGCTGGAGCACCTAATTGTCACGCAGGCAGAAGCGGTGGACCAGGTGCATACGGAAGAAAAATATTTGATGTAACTCCAGGTGACAATTGGACTATATGTGCAGGCGGTACTACATGTTGTCTAAGTTCATGTTGTGGGTGTACCGGATTTGGATCTTATATGTGTAAAGCAAGCACTTGCTGTCTGTGTGTAAGCGGCGGCAGTGGAGGTTGTACACTCAGTTACGGCAACTGTCAATGCGGCAATTCATTAAATAACTGCCAAACAGGTTGTATACTTGGTGCAACATTATGTATACGTCCTGTACAAGGACACGGAAAATGGACATATGGCGGTAAGTGTAACTTTAAACAGTTTGCTCCTGGAGCACCGTATGCACACACAACAGGAATATGGAGTACGACTGGTTGTGCAAACTGTCACGGGTTAGCATTTATGGGGAACTGTGTACCTTATCCAGGACATGGTGGCATGAGTGGTAATAGTTCAAGCGGTACATACTGTGGTGCTCCCGGCGGTTCAGGTATGGTACAATTATTGTATGTTGCTTCAGAGTAAGGATGTAAAATGGCTAATTTAAGAGAATATTTATACGGATACGATGCAGGTGGCGCACAGACTCCTACAGAAATAACAGTGTTTAACACTAACATTGATACAGGTAATAATGGCGGCTTTTGCTGTCTTTTTACAGTTCCGACTGGTGTTAAAGGCGTAAGTGGAGAAGTTTGGGCAGGCGGCGGCGCTGGCGCAGGTGGCTATTGTTGTACATATGGTTGCGGTGGCAGTCCAGGTGGTTATGTAGAATTTCATGCACCGGTTTCAGCTGGTGATAGTGTTACTATATGCGCAGCTGGTTCAACATGTTGTAGAAGCTACAGTAGTTGCGAAAATGGCAACAACTCATATGTTTGTAAACCTGGTGCATGGTGTGTTATAGCATGTGGCGGATGTCATGGCTACTGGCAATGTAATGGGTTCAATTGCTACACATGTCAGCGTGTTTGTCAAGAAACAGGCGGCAATGTTGCCGGTACCGGAGTAACTAGTACCATACATCCAAGAAATTTATCATATGTGTTCGGTAACAATTGGTGTTATCAGCACACATATGAAGTTAATCCAGGACCTGCAATGACAGGACATACACGTATGTTTGAAAATGGTTGCTGTATGAATAGATATGGCGCAGGATGTTACTTCGGAACATTTCCAGGCGGAGGTGGTATGACATCGCATACACAAGGCGGTTGTACTAGCCAATGTGGAACACCGGGCGCCGGCGGCCAAGTATATTTAATATTTAGATAGGATTAGTAATGACAACAATAAGTGTAAATTTTAGCTATAAAACACCTAACAAACGCGGTGAGCCTAATTTAGAAAATTATACTAATGCATCGTGGACTTATACAGGTCCAGATAGATTATGGGTATTTGTTGATAGTCTAGACGGTACTTTAGAACCAAGAAATTATTTAACAGTAGAAACAGATGGTGAAACATTTAATCCTGTACCTACTGAAATAAAAGTAGAAGTTGACCCAACTGTTGATCCTTTAGTAGCAACATTAATAGCTACAGACTTTGACGGCAACGCACCGACGAGATCTTGGGAATTACCAGATGGTACTTCTCTTAGAGATTACGATCCATTACCGCCACATGAAGTGTATCGTAATGAAGGGGTATCGTATGATGCTGCTACTAAAACTTGGTCTTATGTTTGGGAACGTGATTTAAAAACATGGGATGATATTAGAGCATCGAGAGATGGATTATTAGTATGGTCTGATGCAAGAGTTAGAGAAGATATTCCGGATGCAATTAAAAGTCCATGGGAAGAATATAGAACAGCATTAAGAAATCTTACTACAACTTGGGCAGATTATGAACCTTGGGAGGTTAGATTTCCTACAGTTCCTGAAAATCCTAATGATGAAATTACTCCAGGAAATGAACTTCCGGACCCAGAGTAACCACTTTTAAACTAATCTTAAATACCTCTCTATAAATAATTCATAGGGAGGTATTTTTATGTCCAACAGAAATACAGCAATTTTTATAAACGGTGGCGCTGGTAGAGTAATTACTAGTATACCTGCATTAGAATTATTTGAAAAAGAAAATCCAAATGATGATTTTATCATAGTATGTGAAGGAGGCACTGATTTTTACAAAGGGCATCCTTCACTACATAAACGTGCATACGATACATGGCATAAAAATTTATTTGAAGATAAATTAAAAGATATGAATTTATTAAGTCCTGAACCGTACAGAGTATGGGAATACTATAATCAAAAATGTAGCATTGGCCAAGCATATGATATAGAAATTAATAAAAAAGGTTTAAGAGACTTGCCTCAACCTAAAATATATTTGGGAAAACAAGAAACTGTATTTGCTCAAAAACTTATAAAAGAAATAAAAGAAAAAACAAAAAAAGATAAGATAATAGTATTCCAACCATTTGGCAGAGGAATTCATAATGAAGAAGGTATGATTATAGATCCTACTGGACGAAGCTTTGAACCTGAGTCTGTTATAAGCATTGTTAAACAACTTTCAAAAAAATTCGCTGTAGTGTTTATGTCTGAAATAGGTATACAGTTTGACGAATATGATATTAAGGAACCTATTGCAATCCCTCAAGGTGCATCTTTAAGAGAATGGGCTGCTATAATTAACCAATCTGATTATTTTTTAGGGTGCGATAGTGTCGGTCAGCATTTATCATACGCACTTAATGTTCCGACAACAATAGTATTAGGAAGTACATTTGACATTAATGTTAGTTACCCTAATTGTAAATATTTTGATATATTAGATATGGGCGATGATGTTAAAATTTACAGTCCAATTCGTATAACTGTAGATGAATATACAGATAGAATGAATGAAGGTATTATGCGTATGAATGAGAAAATAGAAAATGTTATTGTTGAATCGTGTATTAAAAATCAAAAAAAATGGAACGGTAAACCGGTTGTTAAGGATGCAGCATAATGATTAAAACAGATTCTATTTGGATTGCAGCTATTGCTAGAGGACATAATAGTAGTGTATGTCTTTTAAAAGACGGCGAAGTGATATTTAATATAGAAGAAGAAAGACTAAGCCGTCAAAAATATGACGGCGGCCCTTTTGCAGGAATGTATAAAATATTAGAATATACAGATAAAATAGACTATCTAGTTATTGCACATACCCAACCATTAGCAGAAGCATCAAGAATAGATTTTAGTGGTGATGATGTATACACTGGGCTTGCTAGAAAACTAGGGTTAATTAGTAGGAAAGAAAATCCGTTTGACCATCCTCAAGTAATAGATATGAGTTCTTATCATCATAAATTACATGCTGCGTGTGCATTTTATCGTAGCGGATTTGATACAGCAGCAGGCGTAGTAGTCGACGGTGCAGGTACATTTATTAATATGGGAGATAATGTAGTTTGGGAAGTTGAAACAATTTTTAATTGTTCGTATCCTAACAATATACAAACAATTAGAAAAAACATAGGAACTACAGGCCCGACTGTTGAAAAATTTGCAACTAATATTGATGGCGGAATATTTAATGACAACGAATCTCACGAAGCCTATGTATTTGAAAAAGCCGGAATTACAAAAACATACGAAGCAGTAACAGAATACTGTGGTTGGAATTTTATCGAAGCAGGTAAAACTATGGGATTATTTCCTTATGGTAAACCTAACAATAACATTCCATCATTATTTCATGAAACTGCCTACGGTGATGTGAGCAATAGAAATTTAATTATTCCTACTTATCCAAATGGTGCATATATAAATAAAGATGTTTATCTAGAATTATCTGATAGCGGCGAAGAAGGTCAAGATTTAACATTATTGCAAAATAGAAGAGATCTTGCATATGCAGTGCAAACACAAACACAAGAACAAGTTTTAAAATTAATTCACAAAGCAGTAGAAATGACTGGACAAAATAAAGTTGTTATTAGTGGAGGCTACGGACTAAATTGTGTTGCAAATTATTATTACTTAGATAATTTAGATAAAGATATAGAAATATATGTAGAGCCTGTATCTAATGATAGCGGTACAGCAATGGGTGCTGCACTATTACAATGGTATAACATTAGTAGAGATACTAATGTGCGTGAAAGAAAAGAAACACTTTATGAAGGATTCTCTTATCAATATTCATCTGATGATATTAATAAAATAGCATCTAAATATAATGCTACAGTACAATCAGCAACTAACGAAGATGTTATAAAGTTAATTACAGATAAAAATATTGTAAGCATATTTCAAGGTAAAAGTGAAAATGGTCCACGTGCATTGGGTAATAGAAGTATTTTATACGATCCAACTGACCCTAATGGTAAAGACTTTGTTAATAGTGTAAAGCATAGGGAATACTTCCGTCCATTTGCAGGTAGTATACTAGAAGAAGATGTACACGAATGGTTTGACTTACGTGGCATGGAAAGTTCGCCTACAATGATGTATGCGGTAAACTGTCAGCCAGGCGTCGAAGAAAAGATTCCTGCTATCATTCATGTAGATGGCACTTGTCGTATACAAACTGTAAACAGAGAGCAAAATGAAAATTATTACAACCTTATAAAAGCATTTAAAGACGCTACAGGGTGTCCAATTATCTTTAATACTAGTTTTAATTTAGGTGGCGAGCCACTAGTTGAAACACTCGAAGATGCATTATGGACATTAAGTAAAAGTAAAATTAACTATCTTTATCTACCAGAATATAAAACATTGATTACTTGTACTAGTGAATAAATATAGTATACAAGGAGAATTGTAAATGGCAATATTTATTGACAAGTATTTACAGGTTGGTAGAAAAAATACTATAAGTCTAAAAAACGATACACAATTAAGTCGAACTGGTCCTTGGGTATCAATTCCGCAAGAAACTGAATTTGATAGATTTTATCTAGGTGATTTTACAGCCGCCGAATATACAATTTTTATAGATTTAAATACTACTCAAAAAGAAATAATTAAAGTTTTAGTAGTAGCATCATTAGACAAAGCAACACTATCAGTTTTTGGACGTTCTAATTTAGGAAACGATATTGTAAATCTAAGTGCTACTGTAAATGATTCATATGTCAGTTTAAAAGCATCACCTACATCAGACGATAATAAAAATAGCAAATTAGTATATAATGCATTTTATTTTCAAAATCAAAATTTATTGGTTCCTTACTAAAAGATAAATACTGTAAGGAGTATTGAATGCCAATAACTTATAACCCGTTTGAATCAGAATATGGTTTTAAAAGTACAGGATTTATTGTAGACGACCAGGGTAACATTACTGCTCGGTCTCTTTCTTTTACTATCGCAGCTGAAGACCAAACTGAAACGGATTTTTCATTTTCGGAATCAGGTGCAGGTCAGTTTAGAGAAACATCAAATGATCCTGATAATCCTCAGATTGCATTATTAAGAGGCACACGATATACTATAAATTTATCATTATCGGCTTTAACTTTTAATGTAGCTAACGGCGACGGCTCGTCATTTTATAGTACAGGGTTAAGTCATACAAGCACAGAAAATGTAACAGTTACAGGTAGTTCAGCTCAAGGAAAAAATACTGGTATTGTTACATTTGATGTTCCGATTGATGCTCCTTCAGAACTAAGATACACAAATTCGTCTGGCGCTCCATACGGTATGATTTCTATTTCGGATCCAGTTATAACAGGTAACGGATCATTTAATACACTAACAGTAGCAGGAAATATAAATGCATTAGGATCAAATGCTAATATTAGATTGCAGCCAAGTGATTTAGGATCAGTAATTATTTCTGCTAATTCAGGAAGCATAACAGGGTTATCGATCACAGCACCAGCAATTACTTCAACAGCCGGATTAATTGATTTAAGACCGCAAAACAATAATATAAATTTAATTGCTAGAGGATCAGGAATAACAACGATAGATAGCGGTACAACCGGGTCATTAAACAATATATCGATAGGAAATAATATACCAGCAGCCGGAGCTTTTACGTCCTTAAGTGCTACCTCGGGTACATTAGATAGCATAAATATTGGTGCAACTACTCCTGGATCTGCTGTATTTACAACTGCATCTGTTACACAAGCTCCAACAACAACTACCGGTATAGCAAACAAACGGTATGTAGACGAAAACGTTACTGCATTAGCAATTGCTTTAGGAACATAAAACATGGCAAAAAAGAAGATTTCAACGTATATTTTTAACCCAGGAAGAGGGGTTTTAGAAAATGTAGTACCAGAAGCATATTCAATGATCTCCTCGAACAAAGAATATATAAAAGACGAAGCGGTAGAATATATAAATTATAGAATTGCATTAGACACTGCCCAGGATTTAAATCCTAATGCCTCTGGACAACTTGCAGCCAATAAATCTTTTATTAAAAGAGAGTTAAAGGAGTGGATTCAAACTGAAATAGCAGCGCCGCAAACTTCATATACTCCTTCAGATGCTACATATACTCCTACAACTGGAGTATTAAATATAACAATTGGCGCACACTCTTATTCACCAGGTGATTATATTAAGATTGCAATCGGTGGTATTACATTTACTTGTGCAAAAGACAATAATTCAACTCTTCATCCGTATCCAAGAGAATCAGGTGTTTCTAATATTACCGGTAATGATCCTTATGCACATAATATTATAGAAATTTCATCAGTTGATGCAACATCAATTACTATAAATGTTGGTATATCATCTGATACTAGTACACACACATTTGCCTCTGCATTAGTTAATGCAGTATCTACTCCATTCTACGGATTTACATACGATGAAACGCTTTGGAATACTATTTTAACTGATTTAGTTAATGGCCTGGCATACGATGTTAAATACGGTGGTACATTTAATACTAATAGTGCAATACGACTATTATGGGATGATGAAACTTCGGTAATTCCTGGTAATAGAGCAGCTGTGCAATTAATATTTGATGAATTACAAGCTATGGTAAATAATTATGTATTACAAAACATATTAAAAACTCCAGTATTGCAAACAGAAATAATACAAGCACAGGCGGGATCAGCTGCTGAAACAGGTGTTACATCAAAAATAACAAATTTTATAACTGTTGCTAAACAAACAGTTGTTAATGGTTTAGATAGTATTCCTGTAGATACATATGGGTATGCGTTTGCTGAATATACATATAATGAATATAAATGCGAACGAGATATAGGCTATGTGATAGATGCATATTTGCACGACATAAGATACACTGGAAATAAGTCAACATACGAAGTATCATCATTTTATTGGAAAAAAGGTGTTCCTCAAGTAGATGGTAGTAGATTACCAGAAGTTGAAACACACGAATTTATTGAAACTTTAATAAATGATTATATATTACAAAACACAGAATTTACTACACGACAGGATCCTGTAAGAACATCACAAGTAATTGATCTTTCAAAGACTGCTGAAGTTGGAGTAATTAGTTCAGTTACTACATTAAGAACTTTACTCACTAATGTAATACAAAACGGAACTAGTGCATTACCAGAAAAAGTAAACGGATTAGGTACAATACGTGTCCAAGGTAGATATAGAGAAGAAGACATTCTTTTAATAACAAATGTTACTAAAGGTGAAATAATATACACCTTTAACGACCCTGGCAAAATTGCTGATGTTGAATTCCTTAAAGATTCTGATGTTGATGCGGCGATTGAAGCGGAATTTAGCAGCTTTAGTCAAACAGCTGATACAATTACAAGTATTAAACTTTACTTTAGTACAGCAACTCATTCTTCTACTGATAGATTACAAATTTTTATAGAGACACCAGAAATTATAACACGCCCGTTTGATTTTGGTACTGATGCTATTGAAAGACAAAGAGTTGCAAATGCACAGTCGATGCTTGATGCTGACTTTGAGTACGGATTACAGCCTACTAAATGGCAGGCAATTGGTATGCAGAGAGGGTATCCTAGTATATACGAAGTTCCTGGAACAGAATTAAATGTTATAGACGTTGTAACTGATGCTTCAATCGCAACATCGGGAATCGGCGCAAGTTTAATTACAGTAACAACAACTTCACCTCATTCTTTAAATCCAGGTGACCCTTTTACAATTAAAGGGTTAGGCGGAACTGCACTAGGAATTGGACGAGCTGAAGGTTCGTTTGTTGTAACTACTATTCCAACTTCTACTAGTTTTACATATTATGCAAAATCAAAAGTTGGGACTAGTAATGGTCAAGTACTATCAACATATTATACGCAATTAAGAAAAGCTGGATTTTATACCGGTGCAGCAGTTGGCTCTCCTACTTTTAAAATATCAAGTCAAGGTAGTGCTGGTACTTTTGTAACATCATTGTCACATCCTACCGGTTCTGACACTATAACAGTCAACGGCACTATACCGGAACTAGGTGCTCCGCTTGTACAACAGGGCGCTCTACCATATAGTGTACCTATTGGATCACAAGTAACAGGTTCTATTGGTAACGGAACCGGTGTACAAGTTACAGCTGGAGTTGCAGAAGATGTTCCAGAAGGTCAAAATAGCTTCGATGTAATTGATACATCCGGTATTGTTGTCGGCATGGCAATTGATCTTGGCGATGGTAGCGCAGGTATTGTAACTAATATTTCCGGACAAGAAGTATTTTTAGATAGACCATTAACTGCTAATAGAGCTGGGTCTGATGTTACATATGTAGATCTTTCTGCAAATCTATTGTCGGCAACTCTTGGTTCTGGCGCTACATTTGATGTTTCTAGATCTGCAGGATCGTACACTACTAGTGTTAACAATGGCGGAGCTGACTATGTAGTTAACGATGTTTTAGAATTATCTGGTAGTCTATTAGGCGGTGCAAATCCTGCTAATAATATTTACATACGTGTTTCTACAGTCGGCGCCAGTGGAGAAATTCTAACATTTACTGAAACTGGCACAGCAGCTCCTGCAGATGGTTCTTTTACAAACGTATTTGGCCAATTGCAATCAGGAGTAGGAACAGGAGCATTTTTTGATGTTACGAAAACTAATAATACATATAGTGTAGCAACATCTTCATTAAACGAAACTGTAAATGTAGCAGTGCCGCCACCTTTAGGAACAGGTGCATTATTTACAGTAGATGCAGTTTCAGGAACGTATAGTATTATAATTGAATTCGGTGGTACAGATTATGAGATCGGTGATCAGCTGATTATAGATGGATCGTCCTTAACAGGTATTTCATCAACAAATGATTGCTTACTAACGGTAACAGGTGTAGATGGTGTTTCCGGAGCAATTACTAATGTTTCTTCTAGCGGAACAGCAGCAGCTAAAGATGCTACATATTCTTCGTTTATTGCAACATATGCTGGTGCTACTGGTACTGATGCTCAATTTGTAATTTTCCAAGCAGGCACTGCTTACAGTGTTCAAATATCAAATCCTGGACAAAATTATGTTACTAACGAAACATTTGTAATTAGTGGTACTGAGTTAGGCGGCAGTTCTCCTGCAAATGATGCTACAATAACAATTACAGGAATTGGCGGAAGTGGTGATATTACAACTGCATCAATTACAGGAACTGGACTTGATTCTTATTCATTTAGCAGCCAAACAGGAATATCAGTATACGGTCAAAATGCACAAGCAACTATTACAGAAAGTGCAGGATCTTATTCAATATCAATTATTAACGGAGGCGAATATTTTACAACTAGTAGTGTAATTACTATTCCAGGTATTTCATTGCGAGGTACAACTTTAGTCAACGATGCTACTATATCTGTTACAGGTGTTGATGCAAGTGGTGCTATTACAAGTGCAAATATTACAGGTACTCCGTCAGATCTTAGAGGTTCTGGATATAGTAATGGTGACACTATAATTATAACAGGTGATATATTAGGTGGTAGCGATGCTGTCAATGATGTAACAATAACAGTAAATTCTGTAGGGTTAAATGGTGAAATTTTAACAGTATCTGAAACTGGTACAGCTACTGACGGCTTTGCAAGCTACGATAATGCTCCATATACAACTGCTGGAAATGGTATAAACGCATTTTTCCAAGTATCAAGAGTAGGAACAACATATAGTGCTAATATAACTGGTGGAGGATCAGGATTTGTAGTAGGTGATACATTAAACATATTAGGTACTGCATTGGGCGGCGCAACTCCTACAAATGATTTAGTTATAACTGTTTCACAAGTTGATGGCAATGGTGGCATTACAGATAAAAACATTTCAGGAGTAGCTTTAAATACTGAATTACTACCAGCGGTAACAGGAGTAAATGATGCCGGAACTGGTGCTTCATTTAATATTACAAATACTGCAACTGTATATTCATTAGATTTAATATCAAGTCCTGGTGAAAATTATAAAATAGGAGATGTAATAATAATATCAGGTAGTGAATTAGGCGGAGATTCTCCTGCAAATGATTTTACTATTACAGTATCAACAGTTAACGGCGTCGGCGGCATAACAGGAACTACTGTAAGCGGTACAGGAGGAAACGGAAGCGGAACGTATACTGCACTAATCGGACTTTATGCTCAACTTGTTGGTAACGGAGCACAATTTAGTATACAACGAACTGTTAGTAACTATGTTCTTTCTAATGTTCAACAGGGAGGTACTGGTTATCAGATAGGTAATACACTACTTGTACCAGGCGGTGATGTTGGAGGTACTGGCGGTGTTAATGATGTATTAATTGTAGTTGAAGGAATTGATGCCACCGGCGCTATTACTAATACATCTATAAGCGGTACAGTTACATCATCAGCTGCTCTTGAATTTTATAGCACAGTTACTATGACAGAAGTATTAACAGCACCGTTAGCAGCAGGAGTTTCGATAGCATTTGAACAATTAGCAACAATCGAAATTGATTTTACAAATCCACACGGTATTGTACCTGGCGCAACACTTATTGTATCTGTTGCAAGTGACGACGGAGGTGCAAATAATCATAATTTAGCTGCTGGGTCTTTTATTGCAACAACTGTTCCTACTACTTCAAGAATAACATACCAAGCAAGAACAGCTGGTACTATTGACACCGGTATTGATAATGCTGATGCTATTTCAGGAAGTGTATATTTGCGCCCAGATAGTTTCTTTGTACACAGACCTTATGACGGCGGTGTACAATTAGGTACAGGCGGCCCACAACACGGTGCGCAAGCTATACGTCAGAGTAAAAACTATATTCGTTATCAATCAGGTAAAGGTATTATGTATACAACTGGTGCTTTATTTGCTCCAAGTTACGATATTCTTAGTATTTCAGCAGCAGGAGCAACAATTGGATCATTAATTACTATCGAAATTGATGATGCTGACCATGGATTACAAGTTGGAGGAGTTATTGAACTACTTGGAGTCGAAACTGCCGGTTATGACGGAATTTATACTGTAACAGATGTAGTAAATGAAAGAGTATTAAAAGTTACTGCTACTACACAATTAGGTTCTAGACTTCCTGTATTATCGGATAGTTGTCAAATATCAGTTAAAAGCTGGCACGGGTCTACTGTGAGGGCAGGTGCATTTGATGACCAAAACGGTATTTTTTGGGAATATGACGGTGATAGTTT